GAATCTCGTTGACACAAAAAGCAGATATGCAGGCAATACCATCCTGAAAAAGAACTTTCCGGGCGGCCACGTAACGATCATCGGTGCAAACAGCCCTGCCAGCCTTGCGAGCCGTCCAATCAAGGTCCTGCTGGCGGATGAGGTGGACCGTTATCCGGCCAGTGCCGGAACCGAAGGGGACCCGCTTCTGCTGGGGCAGAAACGCCAAACAACTTTTTGGGATAAGAAAACGGTTGTTGTCAGCACGCCGGGCAACAAAGGCGTAAGCCGTATTGCAGAGGAATTTGAGGAATCCACGCAGGAGGAATGGAATGTGCCGTGCCCCAGGTGCGGATATCATCAGCCCCTGGTATGGGCAAACCTTTTGTTTGATAAGACCGCGCCCGGCCTGCGTATCCGATACCGGTGTGAGAAGTGCGAGGGAGAAAGCAGCGAACACCAGTGGAAAGCCATGGGAAAGTACGGAAAATTTGTGGCAGCAAATCCGGGCGCGGAAGCTCGCGGCTTTCATCTGAATACGCTGGCATCCACATTTTGCGGATGGGATGAAGTTGTACAGAAATTCCTTTCCGCACACGGGGCCTTGGAAACCGGCAACCCGGAGGAAATGAAAACCTGGGTCAATACCGAACTTGGCGAGCCATGGGAGGAACCGGGCAAACAGCTGGAAGATACGGAATTGTATAACCGCCGTGAACTGTACGAGGCCGAAGTGCCGGATGATGTCCTGGTGCTAACCGCCGGGGTCGATGTACAGGACGACCGCTTTGAAGTGGAGGTCGTTGGCTGGGGTGTTGGCAAGGAAAGCTGGGGTATCCGATATCAGAAGATTTTCGGTGACCTCTTAAAAGAACAGGTATGGGACGACCTGGATCATTTCCTGCTGACATCGTTTGATAAAAAGGACGGCACTGCCCTGCAAATCATCAGTACATGCATGGACAGCGGCGGGCATCATGTCGATCAGGTTTACCGCTTTACAAAAGAACGTTTTAGCCGCCGCGTGTTTGCAATCAAAGGAAAGGGCGGGGCAGAGGTTCCGTTTATACGGAATCCCACTACAAACAACCGTGTCGGGACACCGCTGTTTATCCTTGGGGTGGATGCGGGTAAGACGCTGTTGTATCAACGCCTGCGGCACCCGAAGGAGGGCCCGAACTACTGTCACTTTCCGAGCAATGAAGAGGCTGGATATGATGAACTTTACTTCAAGGGCTTGACCAGTGAGAAGCAGGTGATCCGGTTCCGAAAGGGGCGCAGCGTGATCACATGGGAAATAAAGGACGGCAAATACAAGCGTAATGAACCGCTTGACTTGCGCAATTATGCGACCGCCGCTCTGGAAATCGCAAACCCTGTGCTGAAAAGGCAGGAGCAGGGAGCGAAACCACATAAGCGGCCTGGACGGCGTATTTTATCGAGAGGTATCTGAAAATGGCGATTTTTAGCAAGGAACTTTGTCAGAAGAAACTAAACACCTGGCTGAAAGCCGAAGAACGGATTGCAACCGGACAGCGGTATCAAATCGGTACACGTATGCTGACCCGCGCGGATTTGAAGGAAGTCCGGGAGGAAATGGAATACTGGGCCAGCCGATTATCCGAGGCAGAGGTGGAGGAAAAGAACGGCGGCAGGAACCGGCTGTACCGCATTGTGCCGCGTGACCTGTAAAGGGGGTGTCGAGGTGCCATATGAAAAAATGAGCCTTTTTGACCGGGCGGTTGCCGCAGTTGCTCCGGTGCACGCCTGCAAAAGAGCAATGGCGAGAAAACGGTTGTCAGTGATTGACAGCGGTTACGGGAACTACGGTGCAAACCACATCAAGAAAAGCATGATCGGATGGATGTACCACGGCGGCAGTGCCAAGGAGGATATTGAGGACAATATTGACACGCTCCGCCAGCGCAGCCGGGATGCATATATGGGCGTTCCTGTTGCCACGGCCTCCCTGAAAACGCTTCGGACAAACGTTATAGCCGGAGGGCTGATCCCTGCGCCGCAGATCGATGCAGATTTTTTGAAGCTGACCGATGAACAGGTGCGGGAGCTTCAGGCCCAGATCGTCAGGGAATTTGATTTGTGGGCGGATACACCAACATGTGATGCAGACCAGATCGACAACTTCTATTCGCTCCAACAGCTTGCCTATTTGTCTTATCTGATGAGTGGAGATTCGATTGTACTTTTGCCAATGAAGCAGCAGGTCGGACAGCCTTATAGTCTGCGGATACGTCTGATCGAGGCTGACTGGATATGCAGCCCTGATATGTATGACCGGCTGGTTCCGTGCGAGGTGTACGGGCACAAAGTCCAAAGCATTGTGCAGGGTGTAGAAACAGATGCAGACGGCATGGTAATTGCTTATTGGATATGCAACCGGCACCCACTCTCCAACGATGCGGCGGCACAGCCGGACGGGATCAAGTGGGAACGTGTGGAAGCCTATGGAAAAACGACTGGCAGACGGAATGTTCTCCATATTATGACCCGCGAACGGCCTGGGCAAAGACGCGGCGCGCCAACGCTTGCCCCGGTGTTGGAAACCTTAAAACAGCTTGGGCGTTACACAGATGCAGAAATAGAGGCGGCCCTTATCGGCGCTTTGTTCACCGTGTTCATCAAGTCGGATCTGCCATCCGATAGTAAACCGTTTGGAGAGGTCATCCCACAGGAACAGCTGATTGACGAAGACGATCAAAGGAGTATAGAAATTGGGAGTGGTTCTGTTGCCAGTCTTGCACCAGGGGAAAGCACGGAATTTGTAGATCCGAAGCACCCCAACACCGGCTATGACGCTTTTACCGATGCGCTAATTAAGCAAATTGGTGCGGCGCTGGAAATCCCGCCGGAAGTGCTGTTCAAGCAGTTTATTGCATCTTACAGCGCGGCGCGGGGTGCACTCAATGAATTTTGGCGTTCCTGCGGTATGATGCGGGGCTGGTTCATTGATGATTTCTGCCAGCCGGTCTATGAGGCCTGGTTTATGGAGGCAGTAGCACGCGGACGGATTCATGCCCCGGGATTTTTTTCAGACCCGGCGATCCGGAAAGCATACATGGGCTGTGTGTGGAACGGTCCGGCACGAACGAACCTGAACCCGGTGCAGGAGGTAACCGCCGCAGAGAAGCGTGTAGAAAATTGTTTCAGCACTGCGCAGGAGGAAACCGCCCAGATGACCGGCGGCGACTTCACAAGAAACGTCCGCCAGCGGGTAATAGAAGCAAAGATGAAACAGGAAGTAGATGAAATTGTACATCCGCAGCCAGCGAAACATGATGAGCTGATTGGAAATGCCAACTGGCCGTGGCGGACGGAGAAAAAACATGCCTAAAAAATTTTGGAGCTTTCAGAACAGCGCAGACGGCACACGTGCCGAGCTGCTGCTGTATGGTGATATTTCAAACAGTACATGGTGGGGGGATGAAGTAACCCCCAAGCAGTTTGCGGACGACCTGAATGAACTGGGGCCTGTAACTGAAATCACGGTGCGGATCAACAGCTGCGGCGGTGATGTATTTGCCGCGCAGACCATCGGGAATCTGCTGGAACAGCATAGGGCAGCCGTAACGGCGCGGATTGACGGCCTCTGTGCAAGTGCCGCAACGATTATTGCCTGCCATTGCGACAAGGTGATCGCGGCAAATGACAGCACCTATATGGTACATCCGGTTCGGATGGGTATTTTCGGATATGTAGACGAAACCAAGCTAAAGGAATGCCAGGGTGCACTGGACACGATCCGGGAGAGTATTCTTTCCCTGTATATTAAAAAAACAGGGCGGGACAAGGAAGAGGTTGCCGGATGGATGGACGCTACCAGCTGGTGGACCAGCGAGCAGGCCAAAGCAAATGGATTTGTAGATGAGCTGGCCGACGATGGGGAGAAGCCCGTTGTTGAGAACCGCGACGGCATATTATTTGTGAACAGTATCAGTATGAACCTGCCTTTTGACAAAGCGCCCGAATTGGTGCGGAGCAGTTTGGCAGTGGTCCAAGCTGCCAGTGGTTCCGAAAAAGCAGTATCAACTGCGGCGGCGAAAAACAGCAAGGAGGAAAAGAACGTGGAAATCAAAACAGTGGATGATCTGCGCAGGGAATACCCGGCCCTGGTTGACCAGATCGAACGGGCAGCAGCGCAGAACGCAGTAAGCGAAGAGCGCCAGCGGATTCAGGACATTGAGGAAATGGCAATGCCCGGAACGGAAGCCGTGACGGCAGAGGCCAAGTTTACAAAGCCTATGAGTGCCAGCGACTACGCCAAAACGGCTATGAAGCTGATCAAGAACCAAGGCGCGGAAATGCTGAACAACATGCAAAAGGACGCAGACAGCAGCGGCGTAAACGGTGTAAAAAATCAGCCGCCCAAGACCGGCGGCGAAGATGAATTTATGAATTCGATCAAAGAACTGGGACGCGAGAAATAAAGGAGAATACCATGGGAATGAATTTGGCAAGGCAGACATTCAGCACCGCGCCGAATTACTTCATTGCAGGCGCAAACATCGGCATTACTACAGCGGTGAAGGAGGCTGGTACGGATATTCCGGAACACACGCCCGTCTTGCTGGCAGACGGAAAGGTATCTGCTATTGCATCTGCTGATGCATTGGAGGGGCTTTACGGGGTGTCCGCAGACAGCGCGGAGGCCGGAAAGGACACGGTGATTTACCTGACCGGCGAGTTTTTTGCAAACGGTCTCGTTCTGCCGGAGGGCGTGACGGCTGCAAACGTTGAAACGGCCCTGCGTAAAATCGGGATTTTTTTGAAGTAAGGAGGATAAAAGACTATGCCGAACGTGATTGATATTTACCAGCCCCGTTATCTTGCGGAGGTTGTGCGTCAGGCACCGCCGCTGCATACGTTTTTCCGGGATACGTTTTTCACGAACGTAAGGACCTTTGTAACCGAACGAGTAGACATTGATATTATAAAGGGTAACCGGCGTATGGCAGCATTCGTTCATCCGAAGGCAGGCGGGCAGGTGCTGGAATCGGAGGGCTACGAGACCGAGAGTTATGCAGCCCCGCTGATCAACCCATACGACGTGACGACCGCAGAGCGGTTTATGACCCGTTTGCCGGGGGAAGACCTGTACAGCGGCATGACACCCGCACAGCGTGCCGCCCGGCAGCTGGTGGACGAATATATGCGGCTGAATGACGCGGCAACCCGCCGTGAAGAGTGGATGGCCGCGCAGGCCATCACCACCGGAAGGATTCCTGTTAAGGGAAAGGGCGTTGATGAGGTCATTGACTTTGGATTCACGAATAAGAAAACCCTGACCGGCACCGCGCAGTGGGGAAAAAGCGCCGCAAAGATACGCGATAATTTGAGCGCCTGGGTAGATGAAGTCTCAGTCCACGGGTTCTCAAATGTTGATATGGCGATTCTTGGGGAAATCGCCCCCCGCAATCTTCCGAACGGCGTGCGCTATATTGGTTGGCTGGCAGACCCCGGTCTTGAATTGTACGCCTATAATGAGGTTTATCTGGATGACTGGACAAACCCGGAAAACCCGGTAACAAAGCCGTTAATGCCGGAAAATAAGGTTATTCTTGCCCCGAGTAATCCGGGCTTTATGAGAGCCTATGGCGCGTGCGGCTACATTGAAGACAGCAGCAAAGAATGGGTGACCTCCCAAACGGCGCGTTTGCTGCGCTGTTATGTAAAGCACAGCCCGGACCGCCGTATCCTGGAGTTGCAGACAAGACCCCTGATGATTCCGGATCGTGTGGACAGCTGGCTTGTTGCAGAGGTGTGCTGATGGCGCTGTTTGAACTGGAACAGCATTACGAGAACGGACAGCCGGAATACCATGTGCCGACCTTCCGGGAGTGTGCGGAGGAAGATATTGACCTGGCATTTTTTGAAGCAAACGAACATGCCGCGTTATGGAAGGTGAACGGCAAGGAAACACTCGTAATCTTTGAAAGTGATGATCTCCGGGACCGATCGGCGCACTGGGAAGCCGGAGCAAAGCAGAATTTCGATACCGCGCTGTATGTAAGGAACACAGTTTTACACATCCGGGTAAAAGACTATGGCCCGAATCCGCAAAACGGAAAGTACCTGATAATGGAAAACGAAAAGGGCCGCAAGAGGAAATACTCCATCACAAAGTGTGAAGAGGAGGACGGCATTTACCGGATGATCCTGGAGCGGGTGAAGTCGCCGTGAGCCATGTAACCTATCATCACGGGGCCATGACCATCATCGTTGACGGCCTGGAAGATGTATCAAAGGCGCTCGGCAGCCTGAAAGGCAAGACCCCGGCAGCGGCAAAGGTGGCGATCAACGCTGCCGCGCGGCAGGCGAGGAAATCCATGATTGCCGCTGCAAAGGCGCGGTATGCAGTCAACGCAAGAGGTCTCAAACATCTGAAACCTGAATCCGTGAAACTCGTTGTAAAATCACATGCTCATTTTGCACTGTTTTGTTCTGAGATCTCACTTACA